TATCAGAGATACGTTATTATTATTCAAAAAGTGTTTCCGCATGGGGTGAAACTGCTCACTCAGCAGGAACAGCATTTTATCTCTGGTCTGGGGTGACTTATAAAACAAACTCATAAATAACTTTATACCTCTAGTGGATTCTAGGGGTGGACAAAAGGAGAAAAATAATGGCGATTACAAAACGTACAGAACAAGATAAAATTGAAGTAGTAGGCGAGTTCAAGCACATTCAAGTGAGAACTGCTACTATTATTGAGGAAGATGGTGTGGAAATTTCAAGAAGTTTTCACAGACACGTTATTGCACCAGACTCAGACTCATCTAAGGAAAGTGCAGACGTAAAAGCGATGGTCGCACAGTTTCATACTGATGCAATCAAGAAAGCATATGCAGACCATGTAAAGGCAACAAAGATACCATCGTCTGAATAAATATCTGAATGACAGATATTAATCACTACCTTGGTAATCCACTTCTAAAAAAGGCAAACGTCCAAGTAGAGTGGACAAAAGACCAAATTCTTGAATACCAAAAGTGTATGCAAGACCCCCTTCATTTCTGCAAGAAATATATTAAGATTGTCAGTCTTGATGAGGGTCTTGTACCTTTTGACGTATACAACTTTCAAAAAGAAATGTTAGGAACGATTCATAATAATCGTTTTACTATCTGTAAACTTCCCAGACAATCTGGTAAGACAACCACAATTATATCTTACATCTTGCATTATGTTCTATTCAACGAACAGATGAGAGTAGCGATACTTGCAAACAAAGCTGCGACTGCAAGAGATATCCTTTCAAGACTGCAACTTGCATATGAAAATCTTCCAAAGTGGATGCAACAGGGTGTGTTGGTATGGAACCGTGGATCATTGGAGTTGGAAAATGGATCTAAAATCTTGGCTGCGTCTACCTCTGCTAGTGCAGTCAGAGGTATGTCTTTCAACATTCTTTTTTTGGATGAATTTGCCTTTGTTCCTAATCATATTGCTGACTCGTTCTTTGCCTCTGTATATCCTACTATCACTTCTGGTAAAAAAACCAAAGTCATCATAGTCTCTACTCCACACGGTATGAATCATTTCTACCGATTGTGGCACGATGCAGAGAGAGGAAAGAATGAATATACACCGACTGATGTTCACTGGTCTGAAGTACCAGGTCGAAATGCAAAGTGGAAGAAGCAAACAATCTCAAACACATCAGAACAACAATTTAAAATTGAGTTTGAGTGTGAGTTTTTAGGTTCAATTGACACATTGATTGCACCAAGTAAACTTAAATCTTTGGTATATGATAATCCCATACAACAAAATGCAGGCCTAGATGTTTACTTCCCACCAGAAAAAGAACACGATTACTTAATGACAGTTGACGTTGCAAGAGGAGTTGGTGAAGATTACTCTGCATTTGTTTTAACTGATATTACTGAGTTTCCTCATAAGGTAGTAGCAAAATATCGAAATAACGAAATTAAACCAATGTTGTTTCCAAACATCATATATGAAGTAGCAATGAATTATAATAAGTCATTTATACTTTGTGAAGTAAATGATATTGGAGATCAGATTGCATCAATACTCAACTTTGATATGGAATATGAAAACCTTTTGATGTGTTCAATGAGAGGTCGTGCAGGTCAGATTGTAGGACAAGGATTTAGTGGTAAGAAAACTCAACTTGGAGTCAAGATGTCAAAGACAGTCAAAAAGGTTGGTTCACTAAACCTTAAGACTATGATTGAAGAGGATAAGTTAATATTCAAAGACTATAATATAATATCTGAACTTACCACATTCATATCAAAAAGTAACTCATTTGAGGCTGAGGAAGGATGTAATGATGACTTAGCAATGTGTCTTGTAATATATGCATGGTTAGTTGCACAGGATTATTTCAAAGAACTTACTGATCAGGACGTAAGAAAAAGATTATATGAAGAGCAGAAAAATCAAATTGAACAAGATATGGCACCTTTTGGTTTTATATCTGATGGACTCGATGATGGTAGTTTTGTGGATAATGAAGGAGATACTTGGCACGTTGATGAGTATGGAGATCGCTCTTATATGTGGGAATATCGTTGATCCCATTGTTACAACGTAAATATAAAGCAAACATTAAAGTTGTAAATAATTTAGTTAGGTGCTATAATTAGGGGGTCAGTGTGGATATAAAAGTAAACTTAAGCTGGAGCAATTATGAGTGGAGACGTAGGATTAGATGAACCGATCATTTTCTATACGAAGAAGATGACCAAAACCAAAGTAGTCCTTTTAAAACAAAAAGGAATAAAGCTAAATTGGGAAGAAGTAAAACATTATGAGACTTTGAGTGATGAAAAATCCCTTCAAACATAGGAAATTAAAAAGATTATTATCAAAATCATTTCCAAATAAAAAAATAACTATTACAGACAATCCTGATGGTTCACAAACTATTTTAATCCTATGAAAGAAGAAATTGCAAGAAGTATTATGTCTGATGAAGCATGGGACATGGTATGGGAAGGACTCAAAGAGTACTGTAAAATAAATGGTATGGCAGAGGATTATATTAAATATGATACTTATTTTAGAAGTCATCTAACAAACAAAAGAGCAGAGACTAGACATAAGTATATCAGGGAGGGCATGGACTCTATAATTAATATGTTTGAAGTTACTGAATACGAGGAGGGAGATACACCAAAATGAGAAATAGAATTAAACTTGGATTAGATTTATTCCAGATGGAACAACTAGATCATATCCTCAGAGAGATAGAGGAAAATCCAGATTTACAACATAGATTAATTATGGACAGTCAAGCATATAATGAAATATTAGGACTTGTTAATAATGTAAAAAAATGCTATAATGAAGCATTAGATCAGATCGGTTTTACTGTTCAAGATCACTTTTTAGACAAAAACGACTATCCTGACAAATGTGATGAAGTTATCCAGATCATTAACGAAAAACTATAAACCTATTGTTCTGGCAAGAATGATTGGTACTTATGGTATAATATTAGGATACTTTATTACATTACATATTAGCACTTATATTGGTGCTATGTTCAATATAGTTTTTGAACTGATGGCACTACCATTTTATATTAAAAATAAAATGTATGATGTCGTCATTATGTTTGTATTCCTATTGACAATAGGATTCAGTAAACTTGCTATTGGAGTTAATTAATGAAAATCGAACAAAAACTAAAAGCACAAGTTAAGACTAAGTTTTACTATTTGTTCTGGGGAACTGCAACCCTATCTGTATTTGCAGGACAAATCTATGTCGGTTCTGGATACAGACAAATGGCATCATCACTTGATGATTGGTTAGATAAAAGTATCTCTATTATATTAAAGAGAAAGTTACAAGAGAGAGGAGATAGAGGTGGATATTATATGCCTATGCCTAGTCCTATGCCTGAGTACAGAATACCACAAGACGGAGTGATTAGATGAATTTTATTTACTTCATAAAGAAACTCTTATTAAGGAAGAATGTGACAGTAAAGAAATCTACACACAAACATGCACGAAGGGATTTAGATTCGCTATAATAGAGGTATAACATACATTTATTATGAAAAACAAAGGATTCAACATTGTTACAACTAAAGGTCAATACATGATGCTCTATAATATTATGTGTGAGCATAACCAAATGGTTAATCCTCAAGCAGACCCAGATTTTGATTTACAAACATTTGATAATCTATTTCAAGCAATCACAATGGCAACGGAGACTTACATATAATGGAACTTTTAATTTTCTTGGGTGGTCTTTATGCCTTATATACTGTAGGTATGGCAATTGCTACGGAACTTGATTACAGAGCAGTAAACAAGAGGAGAAGAAGATAATGACTAAAGAACCAAAGTGGCAACCTAAAGTTGGAGATCATTGTGGTATCTATTACTACACTGATATACACCCTGCTACAGTCATAAAAAGGACAGAAAAGTTTGTATGGATACAAGAGGACAAATACCAATTACAAAAAGACTGGAAACCTGAGATAGTTGCAGGAGGATTTGCAGGGCATTGTACAAATAATAATAGTCAAAGATATGATTTCACTAGAAATGAAGATGGTGCAATCAGTAAATTTAGTTTAAGGAAAAGTGGCAACTGGTGTAGATGTGGAGACAATTCAACATATCCTACTACCATATATGAAGGTTGGAGAGCATTTTACGATTACAATTTCTAAACTGTCACATACATTGCAGATATTTTATTACCCATACACTATAATATTATTATTAACAGCAAAACTTTGAATACAACACTAAGATCACATCAATCAAGAACAATCACTATGATGACTAAACATCAAAAGGGTTGTATATATGTCCCTACTGGTGGAGGTAAGACTATTTGTATGATCGCTGACGCATACAAGAGATTACAAGAATCATCATTACCTAAAACTATTATTGTTGTTGCTCCTAGAATACTACTAGCACAGCAACTATGTTCTGAGTTCCTAGAACACATTAAAGATGTAGAGGTACTTCATGTTCATAGTGCTGAGACTGAG